TAGTGATAGACAGTACAGAGATTTAAAAGGTTTTATTTTTTAGGCGGCTCTTTCTTTTCCTTTGGTTTAATAGCTTTCTCATAATAGACTATGAGTTCTTTTTGCTGCTGAATATACCTTTTTAGTTCTGCCATGTTTAGTGCCAGTGTTTCGTAGTCACGCACACTCACGGCATAGAATACCAAGTCGCCATTTTCTTTCTCAAATGTCTTTTTAAAATCCGCAAAGTTCCTGTCCGTAACTACATAGAAATATATGTCGTTCAGGCTGACACTCTTAGGTCTAGCCTGTGCAGGAATCTTGCGCTCTACCTCTACTGTTTTTACTTCAAGGGGTAGAACTTTTCGGAAGCTGCTGCACCCCGTCGCCACTAGGGGGAGGAGCAATAGCACCAGAAATAGCTTCAAAGGACTCGAATAGTTTCTTCGTTCCATTGTTAATCTTCTTCTCTACAAGTTTTGGTTTCTTCAGACTAAGGACTAATAGGTTGTGCTTACGCAGCTTACCAATGAGCGTGTCCCTGTAGTTATTAGCCGCTTGCAGTTTACCTTGAAGTTCTTTGTTTAGTTCCTCAAACTTCTCACGGTCTTCGATCATAGCGTTGATCGTATCATCCTGCAGTTGCTTTGCAGTCTCCAGCTTGGCGTTGTTCTCAGTGAGTGTCTGTATCCTCTCCTGAGTATCCTTGTAGTAATAGTACCCGCCGTAGACTACGCCACCGACTAATCCTAACACGACTATAAGTATGTAAACTTTAATCACTTCTTAGCACTCATGTACGCGGTCATTCCCATGTACGCTCCGACCACACCTGCCTGTCCAATGTAGAAAAGCCCGAACAGATCGGAAAGTGCTTTAATCCGGGTGTCAGGAAAGATAGGCAGAAACACCAGCGCAGTGAACACAAGCATGGATATCATTGCTACCCACGCCATCTTCTTCTGCGCTTCCATCTTTTCCTTTTTCTCCAGAGCCTCCATAACGGCTAACTCCTTGTCGCTCACTACCCCGTCATTGTCGAGGTCCAGTGCGCTGTACTCGCTGTCTGGCTCCAGCTTCTTTTGCTCTCCCATGTGATACCTCCACCGTCTCTATGACGGCCTCTATGTTGTGGTGCCAGTGATCAAGAAAATGGTGTACTCTTGGATACTCAGGTACAACGTCTAGAAACTGCCACATAAACTCCTGCAGTATATTGTTGTAGTCTGGCATCCAGTAGTACACCCTCAGTATCACTGGTTCTTTTTTTATATATAGTTTAGCCAAGCCTGTTTTTAGCTTTGATAATGTTCATACCAAATACATTGATAGCGGTAAGGATGGCTTGCACCTTTTTGTTGTCCGCTTCATTGGGCGTGATAGCAGCGAGGATAGAGAAGCCTCCAAATCCTGCGAGGGCTAACACAACGATAGTGATGATCAGTTCCATTTTTATCTCCTAAATTGATCAAGTTCTAACTGACGAATTTGTTCGGCAGTCTTTTCTCGTTTTTTTATAAGTTCGTGATATCCAAGGCCATTTATAAGAACTGTAAATAAATTTGCGTTATACTTTCTTGCCTCTCCCCCCTCAGTTTCAATTATATCAATGACTGCATCTACCATCTTTGGGTCACTTAGAATGCGAGACATAGCCTGTGCTTTCCTCTTTCTAAAACTAAGCAGGGCAACTTCTGTTGCTACATACTTAGGACTAATCACTCCACGAGATATACTATAAGCACGCGATAACAGTGACTCTACTGATAGACCACGCGGAGTTTGTATGCTGATACCTGACTCTCTTAGCTTTGCCGTTATGTCTCTATTAAATATAGACATGGCATCTGCCATACGATCAATACTCTTGAAAGTATCATCCCCAACAATATTTTTTATATTGTTTGATATATCGCGATCCTTTACAAAATTAAGGAAGCCTTGATGGTCAAAGTCACGGCCATATTGTCCTACTCCATGTTCTCTCATGTCTCCATAGGTAGCCCTAGACAGTGACTCAATCGTAAGATCAGAGAACAGCTTTCTAGCCTCTGCTTCAGTCTTGTTCATCTGTTCAGCTATCTGGGGCAGTAGCGCATCAAACCGCTGTTTGCCCTGCGGATCAGTGATAAAGAACTGCAGGAACCTGTCGTAGTTTCGCACATCTCGCGCACCTTCTTGTGTGGGAGTGTTTCTCAGAACTTCTTTCAAAAAGTTCTCGCGCAGATTAAAATCATTCTTAACTGAAGTGGCCGCACGTTTAGCTGCAGACTGCACATCGTTTTCTGCTTTCTTCAGTATCCGCGTTCCACCTAAAAAGTTATCTACAGCAAGATTGTATTGTATAACACGATCTAAATCTATTAGCCCTTCTTTTTCAAGCGCCCTTAAAGCTTCACTAGTTATTTTTGAACCTTTTATACCTTTAGTTTTTTCTAAAGCCCTGCCCTGTGATATCTTAGGAAGGTCTTTAAGACGAGCTTCACCAGCTATATCTTTAACAGCTTCTCTAGCAAGCCCCACAGTTTTAAGATCATTTATGTGTCGAGCAAGAAGATCATTCATTATATTTTTTACAATCTTCTTGCCCTTAGTGCTGAGAACGTACTCGCCAGTATCTGAATAGTACCCACCAAAAGTTTTCTTTACCTGCTCAATAATATCTGCACCAAGTTGGCTGTCTCCGTTTACAATCTTCTTCATGTCGATCCATTTAACAGGAGCCTCTGCAGTCATAGGATTATCAACTTTAAATCCAAGAGCATTACCAGAACGATCTCTGTAGCGTTTTACTACATTATTTAACCAGTATTGCTTTGCTTCTCTTAGTCTGGTTGCTATTTCTGGAGAACCGCTTTCATCAATAGTCTCGACTATGCTTTCGGCTAAACTACCAAAACGCTCGGCATTTGCTCGTTCTGTTTTGTAAAGCTTTCTAGACTCATTTGAAAATGCAGAGGATAGCTTTTGTATGTCGTTTATTCCTACGGTAATTGAAAGTTCTCCTAAGTCTTCTACTTCAGCAATCTCACGCATAATCATAAATACATCAAAGTCAGAAAGTCTTTCTCCTACATCAGCATATTCTTTTTGAAAGAAAGCTCTCACATCATAATAGGTTATGCCTCTTTCTACATCATATTCAAACTCTGTTTCATCCATAGCCCCACGTATAGATTCTTTTAGTCCGGGGTTTTGTTCCAGCGCCTTTTGTGCGCCAGTTTTACCTTCTATATTGGTGAATGCTTCAAGCGTGCCAGCACTTTTTAGTCGTCTGCCAGAGAGCCTCTGTAAAATTTTACTAGAGCCGGTGTAAGGAATAACACTTGTATAAGCATCATCTCCGTAGAGATTACGCATCCAATCCGTAATGTCTACCTCTACACCCTCATTTTCCAAATCTGTAAACCGTTTGGTACCTTTTGCAAGTATGTCTGCCCTTCGATTTCTAGCGTAGGCAGCTAGCGTATCACCTGCGGCTTCTGCGTTAATCTGATACTGACCCGGCTCAAGAAAACTGTTTAAGAACCTTACAAGATCAGTTTCTGTTTCTTCTACAGTTCTTTCCGTTTGCTCTAAAACTTCTGTGCCTCTTCGACCAAGAGTAGCTACTCCTCCTGTCTCAGCCTGTCTCAAGCCAGCAAGACCGGGATCAGTGCCATACACATCTTCATCTAAATAGCGTGAGTCCATAATCGCTTGTATGATATCATCTAAGGTTTTTTTATCTTTAACATTCTGCGCGATAGCTGGGTCAGCCACTTTGTCTAGTAACTCCTGAACAAAGCCATCTACTTCAAGCTTGCTACGGCTAATCGCGTCAGTCTGTTCAGTGGCTGCTTGGCGCATCACAGCTACAAAAGCATTAAATTTATCATTCTGCACACCAGCCTCGCCTACTGCACCGGCTAAGTTATCTAGCAGACCACGGAACTCACTCAACTGCTTGTTAATCTGATCTTCATTCTTGAGAAGAATCTCCAGTTCTTTGTCAATCTTGCCTATGCCCTTTGCCATATCAAGCTTGTACGTAGAAATAGTGTTCTTCATCATCATCAGGGGTATCAGCCCTGTAGCCTTACCCATCGTAGTCTCAAGAACTTCAGGGTTTACACCTGCATCTGTAAGGTCGTTTCTAACTTCTCCAAAGAATTTTAGCTGAGAGTAAACATTCTCTCTAGCCTCTACCGGCAGAGAGCGGATAAAGAAACCAAAGTCTTTTAGAGCTTGTTGATCTTTCTTTGAAAGATTACTCATGCCCGTTATATAGCCCTTCCGAGCAAGCTGTCGAATCTGATCATCGCTCAAGGCTCCAATACTGTTGCCTAGTCCAGCTATGAGAGAACCTACGCCCCTGACGCTTCCAGAAGCTACATCATACAGCTTACTAAAGCCCACCACAGAAAACAGACCGCCACCAAGTGCGCCAAACAATGCTCCGTATTCTTCACCAAAAACATTACCTGCAATGATAGAGCCAGTTATCGCACCCGCTTCTGTAATTGGTATTTCGATAAGTTCTTTTGGTATAGTGTTTACACGCTCAGACCGGGCTAATCGTAATGCAGCCTCTTCTCTGGCTAGCAGGTCTTTATCACCTTTAGTTCTAGCAGCACGGACTTTATTTCTCGCAGCTTCAATTTTTCTATTAGCCGCGACAAAACGAGTGGGCATTTGCTTCATGCGTAGGTTAGCGGCAACACGCCTCCCATACATCGTTCTACGTATACCACCTAGCTTTAGCGCGTTAGCAATAGGGAACACGGCGTTGTCCATCATCTTCAGAGTGGTATCCCTAATCTCGTCCTCAGACGCTTTTAGTACCGATTTGCCGAGAGTGTCTTCAAACTCTTTAATTATCTTCTTACTGCCACGGGCAAAGAACTTTATACCTGCTGCAGTCACACCTATAAACTCAGGAATAGAGCGGGTTGCTTGCTCTGTGATACTAGCTTCTGGACGCCAATATCCTGTAATCTCGTCTGCCTCCCGTTCAGTGATAGTACCAACCTGACCAGCAAGACGATCTACAACACCTTTTATAAACTCACCTTCATTTTTTAATTCAGGAGATTCTTCAAACACTTTGTAAGCTGTGGCAAGCGAAGCACCGCCTATGCTCCTGCCTTCTTTTTCACGAAGCCTTTCGTAATAGTCTTCATATCGTTTTGAATCATACAGTTTTTGTTTTTTAGTAAGGAGGGATTCACCAAGAAAATCTGCGCCCTCCTCCGGTACATCACCAAGACCAATAACTCTATCAACACCAACAGACATTGTATTAGCCACAGCCGCAATATTATCTACAAAAAACTTACCAATTGAGAAGCCAGTACGGGCTAGCCCTAAAGTGTTCTCTTCACCCGGAAGCCTTTCAATCGCACGTTCAATGTTTGTAGCTCTACGGGTTAGCTGATCAACATTCGTTATTTGCGGAGGACCGCCAGTTTCTGCGGCCTGTCCCTGATAAGCGCGTAGAAGCCCTGCAGCTATGTCGCCCACATCTTCCGTGTCTTCACTGATGGTTCTAGCTTCAACAGTGGATCGAAGGTCTTGAGACAGGTTGATTGGTTGAGGGGTTAGCTGCTGATCCTGTTCATCGTCAAACAATTTTACCATCTGTTACTTTCCTGCCATTATATTAAATAGATTTCCCATAGCTTTAGCTTGTTCCTCTGGCGGGAGATTATTTATTACTCCAACTAGTTCACCGGGTGAAGCTCCAAACCCAGCTAGCTCTTTAAGGTTTCTCATTGCTGGAGACTCAGGGGGTTTTGCTGGTGCTGCAGTGGGTGCAGCGGCTACAGGTTGAACCCTAGAGGGGACAACCCCCATCGCGCTGTCGGGATCAGGAGTTTTTACAGGCTGTTCTGTTTCTCCCATAGGTTGAATCTCAGCACTTCCATCAGAACCCACAAAATACCTAATAGGAATCACCTTTCCAGACTTACCATCAAACGCACGGTTTCTACCACCCTCGTTTAGCTCTTTAGCTATTCTTTCGATAGTTTGAGGATTGCCGCTCTTAACCGCGTTAGCCCACTTTGTTGCGTCATTTTTATTTACGACATAGCGCCCTCCAGAAACTAGGGGTTCAGCGTTTCCAAGAAGGTTTGTTATTTCCTTCCTATATACTTCTTCTTTATAGTCTGGATTAAGACCAGCTATCTTACTGATAGTCTGGGTTATAGGCCCACCCCCTGTTTGATTTGGAAACTGAGCATTGAGGTCTTTTGCTGTCTGTTCTAGATTATTAAGATTGTAATTGGTAAATATTGCACTGTTATCCAGCTTCTTTATAGTACGGTAGTATTCTGCATTATCGGTTTCTTTTACAAGAGAAAATAGTTTTCCTCTTTCAATTGTTTTATCTATCATACCCATTATAAATTTTAGCTTACCCTGCTTCTGCTGAACGCTCAAAAGATTACCACCAAACAAATCAAGAGCGCGAGTAACGTCCGTATCTGAAATTGTACGACCGCCCGTTCCACCTTGTAGAATTGATGTTAGCTGATACGCTAGCGCAGTTTCAAGCATCTTAATTTCGGCAGCGGCTAGAGCCTCTTTGTTACCGCCTCGTTTAGCTGCGTCTAGCTCTTTTGTAGCTTCTTCAAATTTAGCCCTAACAGAACTATCATAGTTGCCTATGCGCCCCTTTACAGGAGGTCTAGCAAGAGCGTTGGCAACGATGTTTATAGAATCTCTGATAAGTGCCTCTCCACCTGTAATTCCAGCAAGGAGAGATGTTGTAAATCTTGATCCTGTGCCTGTTTCTCCAACCTTTTCTTGCAATCTCATTAAATTTCTTTTTGCAGCTTGAGCAAGAGGTAGAGCTTCCACCACACTTTCTCGCTCTTTTTTTGCAGTGCTATCTGTTGCTAAAATTTCAACTAATCTGCTTGGATCAGTTCCAAAACCTTGGTTTGTAGTTCCTGCTGACTTATTTGCGTAGGTATCTACAAGAAGAAAATAGTCCTCGGTCTTTCTTCCCTGCTCATCTACAAAACCGTGCATGGGATTGTTAATCCAATCCATAGCCGCCTTCGTTTCTTCCTCAGAAGCCTGACCTGTAGCCGATATAAACTTTACAAAGGGGCTAGAGGCAGCACTCCAAAACTTGTTGTTGCCTTGGTATGGACCTTGACCCTTATCATAGTTTCTATTTCCAAGCCTTCTAGCAGCACTGGCAACTTTTTCAGGCATGTTTGTGCCTTTCAAACCGCCCAAAGTTGTTTTGTCTAAAGTCTGAACTACAGGTGAAACCCACTCTCCGTCAGGAACATATTTTACTTCACCCCCAGATTTTATCTGGGCAGCAGCACCTGATGGTGCTTGTGGTATATCTACTCCCATGTTTTCTAGAGCTTGAATATCACGGAGAAGTAAGGGATTATTTCTAAGAGCGGGCCGAAAAAGAACACTTAACTGAGCCATTCGTGGCGCTCTTTTTGACACAGGACTAACTCTTTCATAAAAATCAGTCATGGTTTTAGCCGCCATAACTGCCCTAGCTAGCTGTGCCTGAAGAAGAGGAGCCAGAGTCGCATCCTTTTTAGCCGCTGCGTATGCTTCAGGGTTTTGGGCTAAGTAAGTTATTGTAGACGTAACACCTTCAGCGCCTTTCATCTTTGGTATTTTTAAATCACCGATAGTAATAAAGTTCTTAGTATCTGACGCACCCGCACGAATCCTAGCCGCTTCTTTGGCTTGCTCTCCTGCTAATTCCTGCACATCTAATTTAGTTTGTCTCTGAAAATTAAGTTCTTTCATACGTTGTGCAGCAGCGTCTGCACGTTCTGCTTCTGCAGCTTGTTCTGCACGATACCTATCAATATTCTTATCAACTGCTTGCAACGCACCTGTTGCAAAACTCATAAAAGGTGATACCATTAGACCATCTCCTCTTCTTGCATTTCCATAAAGCTAGCATCCTCAATCATAGGAGGTGCTTCTGCACCCGCTTCTTCAAGCATCTCCCCATCCTCCTCTAACAGAAGATCAGTTGCATACATAAGTTTGTTGTACATGTCTGGCCTGTTTGCTTCCATGACAGCCATGACTTTCTCTTCAGGTATCATGTCTTCTTCTTTTGCAAGATTGGGGTCTTTGTTGAAGATGGTTGCAGGTATGCCATTCTCTAGGGCTAGCCCCATAAAGTGCATGGCAATCGGCATCTTCAATATCTCTGACATGTCAGGACTCCAGTGACCCTCTGTAAAGCCTGTAAAGGTAATTGTATTTGTAATAGCCTCAATAGGCACACCACTAAGCATGAGCCGCAGAAAGTTTTCTTCTACCTCTGGCTGCTCTATACGGCTAACCACCCATTCCATAGCTTCTTCGGGAACGGTATATTGTGCAGGTTTTTCCCACGCCCATTTCTGTGGCTCTGAGGTTAGTGAGTGGCCGGGAGGAGGCGCGTTGAACCTGTCAATGGCATCAATGCTGCCCTCTTGTGGGCGCAGTGCTTCCTCTATCTTAGGGTCGCGGTAGTATGGATCGGGATTTAACGCCATTGTATTTCCTTTATGCCATTTGTGTTCGTGGTATTGCTAGCTGTCTAAGTTGCGTACCGGGAAGCTTAGTTTTAGTTCCAGCAGGTTTAGTCGAGCCAGATATCATATCGGCTAAATCATTTGTAGTAGTCACTGTGCCAGCCCTAGCCATCTGGTCAGCGATTGCTCTGGCTGCAGACTGCGCTCTGTTAGACTGAGAGATAGCCGCCTGTACTGCACGTTCACCGCTAGTGGCCTGTCTAGCCCTAGATGTTCTACCTGCTGCTGTCGTTGGCGCACGGGCTGATGTAGGAAGTGCAGGACCAGTTCTACCCCTGCCCTGTGCTTGCCCCTGTTTACCGCCACCTCTCTGAGCCGCTTTTGCAAACGCGCTGATTGCTTTGGCTGTTTCTTTGCCTATACCTAGAAAATCAAATATATCTTCTTTTAGGCTAGTTCGTGGCGCAAATAGTGCACCTTTTTGAACATCTTCTCCTACGCCTTCTTGTACTGAATATCCATACGCATCATACATGCTAGTATCAATCCGTTCATCTGCAAGATCAAACGCAACACCCCCCGTTTCGTTTGGATTGTAGAACATACCCTCTGCTTCATCATCTCCCATACCATAAGAAATAGTATCTGTCATCCCAATGTCATAGGTAGGTTGAAAAACTGTATCTATATAATCAAAGTCGTAATCACTATAACTTGACCCAAATTCCGGGCTAGAATAGTAAGTATCAAACATTCCAGCTAAACTCATTTTATTCTGCTCCCAATATACCAAACACACCGTTGATCACGGTACTACCAAGCGCACTAAAGAACTGACTCTCGCGTTCTATTTCATACTGATCTGCATTGAAGTCCTGTGTCTGGGCTAGAATAGCTGCATTGTGCGCTCTTTGTGCAGCGTTCTCAGATATCTCAACCATCCACGTAGCCTCGTCTCTGTATCTTTGCCACAGCTTGTCCAAGGATGCTTGTGTAACTCCTAGCAGGTTCAGTGCATTTGTACGGTTAGCTTCATTTTGACCAGCAGTATTGGCTGTGTTTATATTTCTACGCCACACTGCGTTAGATTGCTGTATCAGGTTCTCATTGGAGATGTTGAACCGCTCCCGTGCATCGTTAATTTTTGTAAAGTAACGTGACGCTGCGTTAGTCTGGTCAGCGTTAAACTGTTCCATAGCTGCTATACGGCTAGCGTTAGCGTTGGCTACCTGTGTTTCTAACTCAGTAAAGAATTGGTCTACCTGTAGCTGAGACTTTGCGTTAAACTGTCTGGCTGCATTCTCCTGCGCCTGATCAGTAAACATCTTCTGAAACTTAGACTGCAGATCAATTGTTTTTAGTTGTTGTTCATTGTTCAGGTTCTGCGTGTCCATCTGCAGGAAAGCACGGGCATTGTTTACAGCGCCTTGCATGGCTGCACTAAGATTAGCCCTGTCCATTGCAGCATAGGTGGTTGCATTCTGCAGAGTAGCTTGCTGTTGGTTGTTGAGATTTTGTAGCTGGATGGTGGCATACTTGTTTGCGTCCTGTGCGGCAATCGGTATGCCCGACTCCATGATTGATTGGCTAATGGCTGCAGCGGCCATAGAGGACCGTCCTAGTCCTCTTTGTGCCATCATGCCGCCTACTTGCCTTACCGCAGGTGCTGCCCATGCAGGAGGAGGTTTGCCTTCTTCAAAAGACTCAAAGAGTTTACCCATCTGGAACTTGAGTGTAGCTCTCTCGTCTAGCTCTGCAGTTGCTCCCTGTGCAATTGACTCCTCAGACACTGCCCCTTCAATGTCACCTACAAGAGACTGTGCAGATACCTGCCCTTGTGCTGCAGCAAACTCTGGAGTATCTTCTTCTACAAAGGACTGATAGGTAGCTGCCGCTGTGCGCGGGGGAGTTGGCAACTCTAATCCTGTTACAGAGGCTTCCTTAACAGGCTCCGTCATAGGCGCAGCTAACTGAGTAGGAGTAAATAGTTCTTCCTGCTGGACCTGCTGTTCTTGAAAAGGTACAGTTGTGCCTGTAGGCAACGCAGGAGAAGTAGCTGTATCAAGAGCCGCTTCTTCTGTGACCTTTGTTAAAAGGTTGCTTGTTGCTCCTGCCGGGGTAAACTGACCTGCTTGAATTTCTTCAGCAGTTTGCTCTGCCGTTTCTTCAGCGGTCTGCTCTGTTCCTTCTTGGTTTTCCTCTGCCATATTTTATTCCTTGTCTTTAAACAAATCCTCGGCGTGTTCTTTGTTTTCGTATTCAGCTAGTCTTTCGCTTACAGTTAGTAGCTTTGCCTCTAGCTCTGCACATTTTGACATAGCCATATCACGTTGGCGCACCAGCACCTTTACTAAGTTGTCTGTAATGTTAAGTTCCATCTCGCTTCTTCTTCCTTTCCTGATACATGGCCCACAGCCTGAAGATTAAAAGAATGGAGCCGCCAACCAGCATAAATAGTTGAAGGCCCTGTTCTACCCACTGCAACCAGATGGGTGTAGACACTAAACCAGTAGCGATAGTAGTGTCTGTAATATTCTTTAGTGATTCAGGAGACTTTAGGTCCATAGTATTATACCCTATTTGAAAGAAAAAGTCAAGTTATTTCCGCATATTAGAAAGAGGATTATCTAATGCTTTTCTAATTTTAGCATTTGTTTCTTCCTGCAATGCTTTCATCTTGCTAGATAGAGAGTCATCCAAGCTATCCATGCGAGAATTTATTCTGTCTCGCAAGGTATTGTTACGATCATTCTCTTTATCTATTGCATTGCGAACATCATCTTGTATAGTCTTGGTTCTACGATCTACAGCCTCGACTAATTTTTCTGTTCGTACAATCTCGTCTTTTAAATCGTTTTTTATGTCTCTTGCATAGTCTCTGGCATCTGAGGCTGACTGTTTTATTATTGCCTCTAGCTCCTTGAGATTATTCATGTCCTGTCGTAGCACGGCTAATTTTTTATCAAAGCCGGATAGGTCTGGCGCAGAGTAGCTTTCTATCTTCTCGCGCATATCCATGTAGTCTTTGTAAAACTCAAAGCCAGCCCACAAAGCACCCCCTGCAGTAGATAGTACAGTAAGCAAGACCATCATCTTGCCCCCTTTAAACTTTACTCCACCGACTTCTACCTCTGCCATTGGCTATCCATCATTTGAGAGTGTGCCTGATTGCTACCGCCAAACATCAGGTATTGCGCTGTGTTATTTGTAGGTATACTACCATCCGGTATGGTAGCCCCGCTGAAAAAGCCGGGAGTATCCTGCAGAGTAGCCTGTGCGCCAAAGAAGCTACGGCTGTTACCAAGAACGCCCATGACGGCTAATGTCCTAACCTGATTAGTCGAGTCATACTTGCTCTTGTCGTTCATCTTGCTCATAATCTTTTTAGCGACTTTCTCTTTAACTTTCTGAGCAACAGTTTTCTTTTCAGCGGGTTCAGCTTGTTCTTCTTGCTGTTCTTCTGGCTCATCGGCGCTAGCAGTCTCAGTAGCAGGTTCTTGCTCGGTCGGTTCTGGTTCTGCAACATCTTCTTCAGCTACTTCCGCTTCTTGTATTTCTTCTTCAACCTCTGCAGTAACTTCCATTTCTTCCTGTGCAGTTTCCGGCTCTACAGGCTGCTGCACTTCTATTTCCAGTTCTACAGTTTCAATTTCTTCAACCACTATTTCTGTGGCTATCTCCACTTCTTCAGGCTCTACAGGCTCAAGTTCTATCTCTATCTCCTGTATATCAACAACTTCTACTTCTTGCTGCAGTTCAATGATATTTAACACCTCTGTCTCTAAAATTGTAACGAGATCGAAAGTCGTAGTGAGGAAGGGGTTGTCAAATCGAGGCCCGAAAAACCCACTTGGAAACCCCGCATCTATGCCGAATAACTCAAACTCCCCCCTTAGTCCTGTGAAGTCATTTTCTGGTATGGTTTGAGAAAAAGCAAAGGGCCGTGTTCCAGTAAAATCTAACTCAACTTCATGTTCAAATTTGTGTACAACATTGTCTACATCTAGCAGAGTAACAGTAAGATTGAATATATCTCGACAGTCACTGTTCTGCATGACGTTGCCGCCTACACATGAGGCTAGTACAGAATTACTTGAGTGGGACTCAACGTCCACACCATAGTCCATATCAAACCCCCGGTTAATCTGATCCAAAGTCATGTTGTCTTCCAGATCAAATGTGCTTGTGTACGTTCCTCCCGGTCCCTGCTTACCTGCGGTACAGAAGTTGCCTGAAGAACACCCCCTGCCCCCGCCTGTATTGGTGCCGCCTGATCTGGTAAACTGCCCCATCTCAGGTATATAGTTTGGGCTAGTCTCCTGTCCCGTAACAATCTCTGTCTCTTCTGCATCAGAACTAAATGTGACTGCCATAATTGCAAACAGCACAGATAGAAAAAGAAGCCATCTAATCATAGTTTTCATATTCGTCCGGGAACTCGTAGCTTTCAGTCCGTGCTGAATAATTAGACTTCTCTTCTTTCTCAATTAAGACTGTGTTTCCTTCAGGCGCATCCTTCATGTTGGCTTCCCATGCGACCCTTGCTTCATCCCCTATCTTTCCTTTATAGGGGCAGGGAGTACCTGCCATCCACATAGCGTCAAATACCCTGTGGTCTGTGCAGAGTAGGCTAACCCCTGCTACCTTCATGCCCATTCCGTACAGAGAGCGGCTAAGTTTTAGCAGTTCGCAGGTAGCATCTGTTACGGTAATACCACTTGCAAAACCAAATATCTGTGTCTGCACTGCTGCACTCTTGGCGCTCTTACATACGTCTGTATTGTTAATTACTACAGAAGGTGCAGAGGCTGTAGGTGGAGTCTTGTCTGTAACTACGGTGGAAGATACGGTATTAGTGTCTGCAGCACTAGCTTGTGAATTAAGCACTGCACATAAAATTACTGCCGTGTAGAAGAAAACAAGAACTTTAGAAATTATACCCCCCATTCCGTAACTCCCTTAGAAATTTGCGCTGATTGTTTCTATAAAAGTAATCCGCACCAGCATTAGGACGCCACTTGCCCGCACAGGTTTTTTCAGCCAGCCACTGATCAAACTCTGCCCCTGTGCCGCTAAACTTTTCATATGCGTCCCATGTGCCACGCTGCGTACACATGTCTATATCGTCTCCAAAATTCTTGTATATTAAGTCTTTCAAAGCAGATGGTAGTGCCTCATATTGTTCAAACCTGCCAGATAAATTCTCTAGGAAAGTTCCTGTATCTGTTCTTGAGGGAAAAGGATCAGGAGGTTCAAACTCTATATCTGCCGCGCCACCATAAAAATTTTTACCTGACCAGCTTACCCTTGAACTATGCTCTCTAATATCCCAAATTCTATCCGAAGATGTATTTTCAAGACTGTACCCACTAACTATTCCGTCACAACTATTATCTTTTGCTGCAGTTATTATTTTATTTCTTCTATTAAGAAGAACACTAATATCTCCCTGAGAAACTTCACTACCTCCCTGTCTAGTAGGTAGTTTTTCTTCAGCAATAGAATCAACAGATGCAGGAGAAAGCCACGTAAAATCCCTTACGTTAGCTTTTAACCAATCTTTAATTGCAACAGCAGCATCTTCTCCTGCTTGAATCTTGTCATCAGATAAATATTTTTCTTTAAAATGCACAGACACAACTTCATGGCTTGTTTGAGAGAGCCAGCGCCACAGTGCATATGTGGAGTTTATTCCGCCGCTACTCGGTATCAAAACTTTCATTTTAGCCCGCCGATCCGTTCATTGTACCAGAGTTATTAACGGTAACAGTTCTGCTGTTTTTTCTAACAGCAAAACCTGCCGCTCCTCCTGATCCCCCACTACCGGCTGCTGTAACAACTGGACAACCGCCCGGAGCGCCACCAACACTACCGCCACTAGAACCAGAAGAACCTGCTGCACCAAAACCACCTGCACTACCAGTAGCGCCTGTAGACCCTGTTACATCAGGTCCATCGCATGTGGAAGGGTCTTTACCGGCAGCAGGAACATAACCGTCTCTGACTTGGCCTAGACCGCCGCCACCGCCTCCGCCTCCGCCGCCACGAACTTTACCACCAGAAAGAATATTAACAATACCAGTTCCCGTATATGGTGTGCTTGATTCCCAATATATAGCATCTCCACCGGCTGAACCGTTTGCTCCGGGCCGTCCAGCACTACCATTAGCACCTGTATACCCATCTATATTGCCGGTGACGTTGATAGTTAGGGGAGATGCTGCATTTATTGCTCCTGTTCTCATAGCATGAGAACTGCTACCACTTACAGTAACTCCAGAAGCAACATTAACTATTATGGGCTGACCGGAGGGAGCATCATATCCTGCAGCATTTGCTGCCGATAGGATATTATACTCGCTAGTGTTAGATGTTATATTTAGTGTTAAAGGACTAACTCTTGATCCGCCTAAAGAACCAAAACCTAGAATGTTATAGCCAAAACTCATAACTTACTCCGAATTAGGCGTCGTTAGCTGCATCTGTTGTGTAGAACAGTTTAATACCAATCAGTCGCGCATCCTCTGCCATGTCATCGTTAGCATCAGAAACATCTCTAGCAATTTTAAAATAACACATATCACCCTCGGCAGGACTTCCTCCGATAGTAAGCGCACTACTTTCTGCAGTTACACACAAGTCTTCTGCAGCACCTAGAGCGTCATCAGTTACTACTACGGTACCTCCATAATCAACATCAATCGTGTCATTGTCTGAAACTGCAACGGCTGATAATGCCCAAGCAACACCATCCGTGTCCGTTGCAGCGGTTGTCCAAAAAACCTGAAAAGTAACCGTGCCTTCATTCCAACTTTTTGGAAATGCAACTTGAAACTGAGCGTGTTCATCTGAACTTGCATCAAAATCTAGAACTTGCATATCAGGACGGCCAGCCGTTGTTTCTACATTTTGCAAAGCCGCACACCCGTTGGAGGCAGTGGGTTGGCAAGCTGCTGCAGGAACAAATATAGTCTCTTTACCAGCAGTCTTAACTGCAGCACTTGCAATTGTAGGAGCCTGTGTAAAGTTAACCACACCGCCAGAAGAGATTGATAGTGCATCTGTATCTGATGCAGAGCCAATGGTACCAGCATCTTTAATTATGATATCATCTTTAAACGTGACAATACCCGCAGAAGAAACAGTCATAGCATCTGCTGCAGAGGCTACACCAATTGTGCCACCGTCCTTAATTTTAATATCGTCTTTAAAGGTAACAATGCCCCCAGAAGAAATCTGTATGGCATCTGTAGCACTTGCAGAACCTATATCTCCATCATCAGGAACTACAAAGCTTCCTCCCGATACTGCACCAGTAGTCGTAATAGTGGATGAGCCGTTATTGATTGTGCCAAATCCGCTAGTGATAGAGCCTGAATCAAGAGCGCCAACTGTCGTGATGCTTGAAGTTCCTGCAGCAGCAATGGCTGTTCCGCCAATAGTGATGGCGTCCGCTTCAAGCGTTCCATGTATATAAGCATCTTTGAACTGAAGGCTGCTTGAACCAAGGTCAACATCATTATCGCTTACAGGGGCCAGAACACCGTCAATTAGTTTAATCTGATCAGCACCAGCGGCTCTGAATATGATGTTGTTATCGGTGGCAAAGTCTATGTCATTGTCAGCATCACGGCCAATAACCAAACTCGTATTTGTAAGAGATGTAATGCCTGTTTGAGTCGCATTAACAGTAAACGTAAGGTCATAGGGGTCGCCATCAGTTCCATTGTCTGTATCAGTCCAATCAATATCAAGACCACCGCCCTCTACAAACTTAACCTCATTGTCTTTGTTTATGGTAACTTCAGTTCCATCGCCATCTTCTAGCACAAACGACATGTCTGCTTTTTCAGCATCTACATAGGCTTTCACAGACTGCTGTGATGGAATGCCTGTTGCACTGTCTGAAGACATATCATCTTCGTCTAAGAAGCTTTTACCATCAAGTATATTTAGCTCGGCTGCTGTTGACGTAACATTTGTTCCGCCAATGTCTAACGTAGTCATAGACACTTCACCAGCAACAGTAACTACACCATTTGCCACAGTAATGAGGTCTGTATCGTCTGTGTGGCCGATAGTAGACCCGTTTATAACAACATCGTCAATATCTAACGACCCACCAGTGATCAAACCTGTAGTTGTAATTGTTGATGAGCCAGTATCAATCGTGCCGAAGCCAGATGTAATTGAGCCAGAATTAAGCGCACCAACTGTGGTAGCAGCCGTTGTGACAAGATTAGGCATTGCCGTAATCTCATCGTCAAAATAAGCAGCTAAATCAGTAACTGCCACCTGCTTCATCGTGCCGTCATCGTTAAATACAACACGATCTGCATCAACTACTGTCGTTGCACTAGCAGAGGTATCCCCATCTATTATATTTAATTCTGTAGTCGTTACAGTTGCGCCATCTAAGATTTCTAGTTCAGCTTCTGATATACCTGCACTACCAATAGTAAGTGTGCCAGAAATATCTACATTGCCGTTAATATCTACCGTAGTAGCGGCAATTTGAATTTCTGTGTCGGCTACTAAGTCAAGTTGCCCATCAGTGGATGAATTGATGTAGATAGCTGTATCGCGGAACTGTATCTTCTCCGTACTGCTAATTAACAGGTCGTCTGAAAACTGGAAGTAGTCTTCATCTTCCATCCATGTCAGAACACCGTCCGCTGTATTAGCATTAAAGGTTACAGAAATATCTGTATCAACACCAGTACCAAAAGTAATGGTATTGCTGAGAAGTTTCTCAATCGCTCCGCCCTCACCATCTGTACCGTCATGCTGATGGCCTCCAGTTTCAAACGCAGCATCAATGGCATCAAATTCAGTAGTGAAGTCGGACGCATTGATTGTCTCTCCATCTACAAAATTTGTTGGGCTTGTTTTTGTATATGCTGTACCCATTACATTCTAGCTCCCGGTGTAAATTCTAATGAAAACCCTTTAAACGTGTAAGTAGGGTTTGTGCTTGTATCTGTAAATTTTAGTGCTACGGCAAATCCTGACCCCTCTACAGATTGTCTGTATAGTGGCGTGTAAACTTCGGCTCCATATTCTGCTGAACCCACAATCGCACTGCCATAAAACGCAGCCCCTGTTGGGTCTAGCAAGTCATACAAAGCAGGACTTGGTAGAAGTATATCTCCATAGTCGTATTCAAGGTTCATGTCTACAGAGGACACTGTTCCTGTTCCAAGGTAATTGATGACTACTCTTTGCATATTTTTACGTATGCCCACATCACCCATATTATAATCAATACTTCTATAAATACAGGACATGTTAGTTCCAGCAAAAGTAGCGCCAAACTCTTGTCTGTATACGTACCCTCCGTCATAATCCCCGTGCAATACAAACTCCTCATCAGAGATATCTCCGTGAGTAGCACACATAGGTTTTAAACCCTTAATATCGGCGTATTCCCAACCTAGCTGCCCCGTGTCAGAACTCCGTTTTAATACGGCTATAAGCCCTGTCATATTGGCTTCAGTGCCAAGGGTTGTGGGGTAGTACAGTCTGTATTGGCTTTTTCGTCTTATTACATGGGACGATATATTGGATATCTGATCAGCACTAAGATCATTTAACCTAGACTGTACTTGCTTAGAAATTGTTCCTAGTTCTGTATCGCCAATCTTTTCAGTACCTGCAACTGTGCGTAGCCCGTCAGGCGCAAGATAAACTAGATCGCCGCCTATTTCCTGTATGCTAAAGCGTGAAACACAACCAATGTTTCGTGTGACAGGCTGCAGAACAAAGTCTGAAACACTAGAACCTGCTAGCCTATAGATGCTGTCTTTGCAGAAGATAACCAGAGTTTCACGGAATGTAGCTAGCCCCACTATCTCATCGCCAATGGCTATCTCTCCTGCACCTGATGCAGCACTAAAATCGTTTTCACTGTAGGGCGCACTGAACTGCAGAAGGTGCCTCTTATTAGTCATGCCGCAGAAGAATAGATGATTTTTGTGTTCTACTACAACTTCAGGAGCCGTAGGTTTTGTACCTGCTCCTGATCCGGCTCCTCCTGTAAGAGCTAAGTATGTGCTGCCATCATAAGTAGCCGCGTCATTAACTCCGTCAGCCATTGCAATCTTTTCAGTGCCTGTCCAGTTATATACTGAGAAGGTGTACCTTTCAGCACTAGAGCGGGCAGTGGTTATTGAAGTCCATCCAGAATACGCTGATCCGTCCCATCCCGTGCTGAACATAACATTACTGCCTCTAGCGGCAACCACTTTATTATTCCAAACTGCTACTCCTAGTATTCCACCAGAACCTGTAACTTGATTCTCATCATACTTATCGAACCCTAGTATTTTAGAGTAGCCGCCAGTTACAGACGGTTCATAGTTTTGCAGAGTAATGGCTTCTCCGGGCTTTGCAACGAACACACTTTTGTCGAGAACTAACCCACCATCGCAGTTTACAGGAAAGGCTTGTATTGGCATTAGACGGCTCTCATGTAGTCTTTTTGATTTAGCAGTTCAGTCTTCATTCTACGAATACCATTCTCGTAGTCGCGGAACGCAAACTGTGCTGCCTGATCATTACCCCTAAGAATATGCGTGTAGTATTTTACACGCGCTACGATTACATCGTGGTATCTTACGGGTATTTTTGGTTTATCAGTAAACACGGATAGGTCTGGAGAGGAGTCGTAAAAGTCAAAAAGAACGTCATACTGTGTGTTTTCAGGTATGGGTGTAATACCAAAGGAGTTGTCATTTCTTACACGGTACACACAGTCAGGGCTATTGAAGCCGTCATCTGGCGCAGACAGGGCTAAAAATTCGCTCTGCCTGTACGAAGAATGGTGCCGCCCAAGACCCTCGTGATACTCTTCAAAAGATTTGTACTTGAGAGGTCCAGACGAAGCATCTTCCTCAAATACCTCTACAAAGTCTACATCAAGGTTTTGCGAAGCAGTGTTGCTGAGACTAATGAAAGTCTGTTGTGTGGAGGCTGTAAACGTAGCGGTCTTGATCTCTCCACCACCAACATTTGTAATGGTGAAGGTAGTAGATAAGTCAGAGTCCTTATCACTGCTAGACCCTGCAAATACGTTTAGTGTTTCCGAGGTAGACGAGATAGTTCCAGAGGCTATCCTCGCTGTAATCCGGTACGTCCTGTTCTCTACGGTGGGTATTGCCTGATCTACGCACCCAGCGTTTAGCCGCAAAACTCCTGAAGCATACGTCCTACCGCTAACTGAGTTACTAAGGGCAGGAGTTCCAGAGGTGCTTGTTCCTGCAGGGTCTGAACTTCTACTATCCCAGAAAGAACCTAGAGTGTAGGTCTTGTCAAAGTCTCCCTGCCGAATAAGGTTCTGGGGGCGCAAGAAGAAGCTGTCATAATCTACATCCGTGCAGAAAGTAATATCACCGGATGTAGCCGTAAAAGTGGACGATACTCCTGTCAGAGTTTCAGACGCTTGAAACTCACCCTCCACAGGCTCAATCAGCATGTACTGTTCGTCCGTATGTCCTCCATGCGGCGGCACCCTACGCAGGACACCCTTCGCAGAGGATGTACCCCCTGTAATCATTTCGTTAATAGTAAAGCCTCCGCTGACACTGGACACTTCTATCTTTACCGGGTACTTGTACTTGCCCTTGCCGCCAAACAACGTGTACCTTCCGTTGTGGAAATGCCACGGCCATTGTATGTATTCAGCATCAATATCGCGAATAGCTTTGTTTATATCTTTTTTAACTGTCGTCTGTACGCCCCGTGTACCTGACAAACCCGCAGCAGTCTCTGCAATGGTTGTCTCGTTTAGGTCATACAAAACAGCGTTGATTAGTTCTACATAATTCATGGCTTGCCTAACTGTGGTTGGCTAAGAAGAGTTCATCTATAGTTAACACTGCCTCTATCCTGTCAGCAGTTCCTGCAGTTAACTTTATGATATCTCCCTCGTTCAAGTTTAATTCTAGAGCAAGTAATATGTAATCATTTGCTCCTACGCTCTTACTACCAAGAAGTTTATAGGTAGCACTAGCACTCGCATCTGTAAGCTCTAGGGTTACAGGAGTAGCATTTCCTGACGTTTCACAGATAATTATATTTTTTAGAACAGCATCGTGACCTGCAGGAACAGTGTACACAGTTGTCTGACTCGTGCCGTCAAGCGCAACTGCAGCATTTCTTAATCTTACTGCTCTTGATAGTGTTGAGGTCAAGAGTCTACTCCTTCAGGTTTGTATACAGCAGGTTTAAAATCACTTCCAATCGAGGCTACACACTCTACTTCGCGATTTAGATCAGATATGCCAAGAAGTGTGTATGTCCCGGTAACTGGATTTATGTACATGGTAAAAGTTATATTATACTGAGCGTCTTTAAATGAAAAAGCGGGGTACTCTCCATGTTTTTCAGCCTGAGATTCAAGTGCGCCAACTGGAAAACACAGAATGCTGTCTTGTTGTGCTTGGCTAAAACCTGTCGTTACACAAAAAAGTACCGCCGCTAAAAAAAATTTCACCTTACATTCCCCAAGCCTTCTTTAAGTACATTTGAACGAGCGTTGATTTTGTAAACATGTCCTTTTGAGCTTGCATAAGATAAGCGTTTACTTCGTACATGTTCTGCAAAATAAAAGACTGTTCGTAGGATACGTTAGAAGACATCCATCCAATTATATTTTGCCTAAATCCCTTGGTAACTTTTTCCACACCATGAGGGTAAATGATAGGAAAGATTACAGCTTCACCTGCGTTTAGTTTCTTACCTATCCGTCCTACTGGCGTGGATAAAGTAAATTCTCCCCCTTCGTAGTCATCTGTTAAGTTTATGCTCCAGCCGTAGTCAAAAAATACGTTGTTTGATTTTGGCCTTGCCTTGAAAGCGTCTATGTGTAAATCGTAGTAATCGCCTTCAAGATACTTGTTGTAAAAATTTACTGATACTCTGGTAGGACAATACACGCTGTCAATATAGTGTGTATCATATAGCTTGTCTGTGACTAGCTTTCTTACCTCATCTGGGACACCATTTGATTCTTTGTTACTTTTTATGTCCTCTAGATCAGGGGCAGTATCTTCCCCATTCTTAAACGTGTTCTGGTCAATCTTGTCCAGACAAAAATTTACTTCATCTTCAGTTAGTAGCTTGATAAACATATGTACCTCCGTCAATTCAATATCAAAGCAAGAAGGGTGGGGTTTTTAAAAGGAACCCCACAGAAACCTTTAGTACGATTACGTACCCGACGACACCGTGGCCGCTTCCGTAAGCGGGTTGCGCGAAATGTCAACCATGCAAACGTGAAGGCGGAAACGAAGCGCACTTTCACCAGACGAACCACCATCAAGGATGAGGGCGTCAATCGTGTCAGCACTTGTCAAGATACGGGCGTTAGAACCAGAGGCTCCAACGGCAGCTTCTAGGAACGGCGTAAAACCAGCGGCACATGCAGAACCGTCAATAAAACAGTCTACATCACCACCAGTAATACCAACGTCTAGGGTAATCTGACCATTACCACGCGCTTCAAGAACTTCAAGCGCACCAGCAACAATCATGGTATCTGCAGGGACGTCAACCATCTGGACAACATCGCCTCCAGTACCACCATCAGCAGTATCCCAAACCTGTGAAGTAACCACATAGGGAGTAGGCATCCGCGAAGGATGACCAACGGTTCCACCGCCAGAAATAGTACGATCATAAGTAGCCATAATTCATACCTCCTCTAGCTGTAGTCAACAATGCCAAGGACCAAGCCTTCTGGACGAATGACCTTACGGCCATATACGTGCAGACCACGAACCACATCCGCAAAGGAATCGGGATCGCGAATAACTTCAGTCTTAGCAATTGAGTTAGCAGTAGCCGTTGAGGACATATGTCCAGCAAGGACAATATTTTCGCCCGTGCCAACGCCACTGAGGGATACCATGTCCGTGGTAGTCGTAGCATCAGCCGACTGCCGCAGAGCATTGGATTTATAAAGCGTGAAGCCCATAACTTTCTGAGCCGTCAGCCTACCATTACGCATGGGGGACTGATCGTCACCAGTTACCTGAACTTCAGCAATTTTAGCACCCGCTTTGTAGAGAGTTTCATAGAAACGCGGGGGCGCTACAAACCATCGATTTTCCTCTGGAACATCAGCTTGATCAAGATGACGCGCCATAAGAGCAATGATATGTACAGCCTCATCACCAGCATCACTGCCAGCCATCGTATGAGGAGTACCTGCAGTACCAAGATTGGAGTCGGTTTCAACCGTGCCAGAAGCACCCTTGATACCCGCACCATCAATCATGGCCTGAAGTACGTTTTTGTCGTAGTTACGTTTGAGAGAGAATGCACCTGAAGAGGTGGCAAGCGCCTCAAAGTTAACATGCGATTGACGTTCTTCGATATCATCTACCTTGAACGCAAACGCTTGAGCCTGATCTACAGTCAATTGAATTTCATCGTCTGCCAAGTCCTGCGGAGTAACCACAGCACCACGGGTGTACGCTGAAATGGAGACAGTCGGTTCTTTCATAATGCGAACCGTGTCACCGAAATTCTCAATTTCCCCGGCGTAGTCAGTGTTAGTAATGTCTTCTACAACTGACGCACGGCGGAAAAACTTGAGAACCTTCTGGCTATAGATTTCGGCTTGGAAATTACCGGACGGTAGATTACCGTAACCGGCGGATACACCAACAGCCATTTCCTTACCTTTCTATAAGTTTAGCCATTAACGATACGTCCCTCCGCATTTGCCTGATCTAGCTCTGCTTCAAGCTTGTCAAACTCATGCGGTTTGAGTCTACGTATCTCTGAGGTCGTCCATACTTTTTTATTAGCATCGCTATTATTAGTAGAGACGTTAACAGGGGTAGTCCGAGTAACAGCCTCTGCCGCAGCTTCTAACTGTTTCTTAGATGGACGCCCTCTGGTTTTCTTTGTACTAGCTGTATCTGCTTTGTACAAATCTAGAACGCGAGAGGCGTACTGAACATCGTTATTATTTTTGGTGATTCCATCCGCAATACTAGGTGGCTGCTTTCCTAACCATTCTTTAAACTGGTCTGACTTCTTGATATCAGAGAAGTCTGGATGCAGGGCTAATAGTGCTTGGTAAGCATTTTTAGCTTGTAACTGCTCTTCCTTTGCAGAAAGACGTTCAATCTCTTCTTTTAGTTCTTGAACTTCTTTTGCAGAATTTTTAGTAGTCATAGCTTCAACTACGTTGTAAACGTCAGGATAATTCTCTTTAAAGTTTGCAATGTCCGCATCCTCTTCAGGAGATTCCTCTATAGGTTGCGGTCCTTGCATAAGCTGTTCACGTTCTTCTTTCCACTCGTAGAGTTTAGAGTCGTAATGCTTCTTGAGATCATCATAGCGTTTCTTGTAGTCATGCTCCTCCGTCTTTACTTCTGTAGAGACGGAAATGGTTTCATCATCAATAACCTCGCCTTCAGTTTCACTTTCTTCTAGGGTAGCCTGTTCGTCTTGTGCATTATCCTCTAATTCAGAACGATATTTGCCACGATAGGGGCCTAGATTTTCCTGTTCTTGGGTAGTCATTTTTCCTCCTTGCGGGGCCTCTGAGGGGTAGCCGCAGTTGGGTTATTTTCGCAGGGCCGCTGCTTGGCGGGTGGCTGCATCAAGTCGCTCGCTTGCTTCTTGGTTTATCCTTTCATCTTCAGGAGAACCTATGGGGGGAGCGGACCCCATAAAATTGTTTTGTGTTTGCTGCGCTGGCAGCGGGGGTTTTATTTTAGGTCGGGGGACATACGTAGAAGACCTTGTATCTTTGTAAAACGTGTGTTTTCCAATATTTCTAAATATTTCAAGGTCGCCCTTAGCTAAAGCCTTATCAAAAAATCCCTGTCCTTCTTTAGTTGAACCTTCTGTTCCTATGGGCGTGTTTTTGTTTCTATAGTACGTAGAGCCTTCAGTAATGTCCTGTAGTTTACCTTCAACTGCTTTTTTAGCTACATCTAAAGCCATTTTCCAAGCAGCACCTTTTGATGGGGCTTTGTAGTAGTTGTCATTAGCGTACCCTGCAAATTCATTTTTTGCGGTGATAACGCTTTCAAAAGTTTTTTGATTCTTAAAACCCGTGTTTGGTGAAGAGTCATCTATTCTGTTTTGAACTACGTTAGCAACTGCTTGCATCCCTTCTCGGCCTTCACCTTCAGACTCAGCAATCAATAACCGTGCAAGCATATCAATCTCCCCCCTTTTATCTAGAAGGGGGACTTTTGGCTTTTTTTTAGGTTTAATCTCACCCCCGGTGTTAGCTCTTATAGGAGCTTCCTGCTTTTGCTGGGGCTGTTGCTCTTGCTCCTCTAACTTCTTCTCTGTCTCCGCTTCACCCCGCTTGTTAATCTTGTCAAGCAGGTCCGTACCTATCACTTCGGCTAATTCTGGAGGAATATGGTACTCTTTATTTGAAGCCAGTATTTTTTGCTCACCATTAACCTGCTGTGCTGGCCTTGTAATATTAGCTTTGTCTATCTCTATACCCTCTTTTTCTCTTAGGTATTCAATAGCAGGTTCAATGATGCGCTCTTCAAAGTCCTTTTTACCCACCTTTGCAATAGCGGCTGCGTTTACAATGTACGCGCCTTCCCTTGCATTCATGGGTACATCATCAGCTACGCCTGTCTGATCTTCTGCTCCCGGCTGATCAATCATACCTACTACCTGATCACCCATCGCTAGCTGTTGCATCTGTTCAGCAGCCCTGCGGGCATCAAAATCCTTCACTTCCCTAATGTTTCTTTCTCTTGGCATTAAGCGCCCCATGCCACCAGCTTCCTCTAAATCATCAGGAGAATCCATTGGTCCTTGCGGTTCTTCCTCTGGACTCTTGCTTGGTGTTGTGCTAGGTTTTAATCCGATCATTCCTCGGTCTGCAAGAGGCTCAGGATCAGGTTCGGAGCTACCTCGGTAGGGGCTTTCAAACTCCTGCATCTCCTGAATATTTCTTTCTCTTGGCGATAGCCGCCCCATGCCACCACCCTCTTCTAGAGCTTCAGGAGAGTCCATTAGCCCTTGATCTGCACTTGTAGAAAGCGTAATACCCAAGCTAGCAGCAAACGCTTGCAGCGCAGGAGGTTCATTGTTTTCGATAATTTCTATGACCTGTACCTGTGCTTCTTCAGGCATTGCATTCATATTAGCTGTAAATTGATCTTGTGTTATTTCCATAATTATTTAGCCTTATACAATTCCATCATACCAAAAAGCACCTCGCCAAAGCTCTCTTTCTTGAGGAATGTTATTTTCGTCTACAGGTATGTTGTCTCTTCTATGTAACCCCTGTGTCTGATCAAATACTACAATATCGCCTTCTTCCCAAAAATGTGAATATGTATGTTTTAGATAATGGCTTTCTAAAAAAGCACATAATTCCTGCCATTCATCTTTTGGCACATTGTTAAATCCAACAGCATTTGTGAAAGGAAAGTAAAGTCCTTCTACGCCTGTTAATCTGTGCCTATGGACTAGCTTCTTATACACGCAATTCCACAAACCTTTTGGATCAGAAAAGCGGGATTTAAGATGCAGCATCTCTTTAACTACAGAAGAATTTTTTGATCTGGCCCTACTAGACACTGCTAGCATCTCTCTATGTTCTTCCAAAGAAACTTTGCCGTTGTCTACCTCGTAAGGTATGGTGTTACTTAATAGCCTCGGCTGAATTTTAGTTTTAACTAAGTAGTCTAACTTTAGTTTTTGAAAGTTTCTCTCTCCGTATCCTAATATAAGAAACGTATCTTTAATCTGCTCCTTAACGTCTTTGGGTAAAGTTTTATACGCAAGCACTCCGTTAGAGAAAATTGTGTTACAAGGGTCTTTTGTAGGTTGGCGGCAATACAGAGCTATACAATCCTCTGGATCAAGTGCCAAAGCACCATCACAATGCCATCCTAATTCTCCGTTAGCAAAAACCCCCTGCTTTTTTTCTTTGCCAATTTTGTGCTTGTTAGTAACATACATTACTTCGTGGTTTTCTTTATCTTCGTACCAAAGCTTTCGTTTTGGATTTTGACCCCACAAAGAATATAATTTTGCAAGTTCTTTTTTAGTAAAATCCTGATCTTTAATTACAACATTTATATTATATGCTGTTAATATTGAAATTTTCTTAACTTGATCATCTGATAAATCTTTAATGTTTGTTTTTAAGAAATACGCAACATCAGAGTTCATCTTTTTTCTCCCACACAGTAATCCCTAATCTTGGCGTCTGTATTACAGATATATCGTGTGGAATATTGACTTGAAGTTTATACCATTTTTTTGGTGGTATTACTGTTTCATATATTAGTTGATCGTAATCCTGTTCTTCCCCTCGGCAGAAATCGTGGGGGACATTAGGTAAAAACACCAATCGCTTTTCTTTTGGCATATTCCACCATCTAGTTAAGACGTTATCCCCACCCGTAAGTAAGACATAGTTAAAAATGTGTGTGGCATGGTTATCAATATGAATCGGCAGTTGAGATTTCATAACCTGATATCGTATATTTATCTCGCCATCAAAGTACGGACTTAAAAACTCATGTATTTTAGAAGATACCTCGTGGGTAGAATACCGAGCCTTCTTTTTAATTCGTGTTGCGGTAAACTTATTTACTCCACTCTTTATTTTATCTATGTCGTATACTAACAACTCTTCTGGTATTTGTGGCATTTCTTCTACAAATTGAATTACTTCAGACACTAACTATACTCCTGTAAAGATATCAAATCCTCCTGACTTTTTGTATCTACAATAAGATGTATGCGGTTCTCATTTGAGTTGTTTTCTGCCCAGTGTTTTAAACCAGTATTTAAAAAGTAGACTTGCCCATCAGCGGGTAAATGTTTTTTTATACTTTTTCCATTTTTATCAAACACACACATAAGACAATCTTCATTTGTTTTTAGTGGTATGTGATACCTAGTTATGTAAGACGGGTCATAATCTACGTGCGGCTTTAACTTAAAATTAGAAGATAGATTTGCAAATCTGACTCTGGCTAGAGGTGATTTAAAGCAATTTAAGACTTTTTCAATTTCGCCGCAAACCAAAGAATTTCTTATTCCATAGTTGTGTTCATCGGCTTCTGGAAGATAGCTTGGATGTTTTGGATTAAGTCTTCTACTTCTTTCAAAAATAGTTGTTTTATTGAGAGATACTTTTTCTGAACGCTTTGAAGAATCAAATTCAGTTAAGTATAGCTGTTTGTACTTTTCGCTTTGCAAAAACCCTTCGTCTTTTTCTTTAAAAAAGCTTTCCTTGCAGTAAGAGTTAGCTATTGTAAAATTTTGCATCCCTTTATTTGTATTAAAGTGTGAAGATGGATCAAGCCGCCCATCTACAAGGGGAAACCTAGTCATCTTTATATCATCAGGGCGAGTAGTTACATTTATGTCGTCATACAGCTTAGTATCAAGAAGTCCCTTATCAATGCAGTATTCTATAAGTAACTTTGTATTTATTTTTATATTCTTAACCACGCCCAAAGCAGGAAGTTCTTTTCTATTTTTTCTGGAGCAATACACTTCCATAAAAGCACTTTCTCTTGTTTATCGTTTCCAATATAAAACCGGCCAAATCATACTTATTAAGTCTAACCTGTTTAGGATTGTTGTGGTGTGCGTCGTGATATCCCTCACCGGCAGACAGAATGTTTATCCATTTGTTTGTTCTTGGCCTGAAGTCTTTATGTCCTGCTGCATTAAAAAACCCGTAACCCAAGAAGCCTAAAATAAAAGGTACGGCTATAAAGACGATAAATACATCAATACCTATTAGCAAAGCTATTAACGCAGCGGAGAGATGAATGTGTTTCCAGTATTGATGGAAAAACATAATTCTAGGATTTTTAAGCTCATCCTTAATATACTTCCTTGGAATATTTTTGCAAGTCCACCTATTAAAAAGAACCTTCCAAAACCCCTTAATATCTGGAGAGTGGGGATCATCCACAGTATCTGCAGTGGCATGATGTATTTTGTGTGCGCCTATCCACCCAAGAGGTGATCTTGCTCCAGTAAGAGTCACAAGAAACAAAGCAAACGCTTCATATGCTTTAGATAGTTCAACCTGCTTATGACAAAGACCCCTGTGTAATCCTATTGAGATTGCGAATATAGCAATAAACTGATACCATAAAAAACCTAAAAATATATATAAAAAAACTTCTAGCATCTACACTTCCGTCTTAGACAGTACCTTTTTCTTAACTAACCAACCAACTGCAAAAAGTAAGGGCCTAACTGCATATTTATATAGCTTGTACTCAATGTTTGTTTTTTGACCCCGCATTTCTTTTCTCAAATTTACTGTCCGATTTTTAGCCATTTTTTCTAAAAACACTCTAATGTACTTATTTGTTGGCATTCTTTTAACCAGAGGCATAAATAATTTATGGTAGCCTAGTTCATATTCCTCCGCTATCATGTGAGAACTTTGATACTTCATCCACAGAGCGTTGCGATAAGAGCCGAAGCCATACATTTTGTTCATGGCTGTGCAAATTATTTTACCGCCCTCACCTTTATTGTGAACAACCAAACCTTCAACAATAAAAGTATGGTCGCCATCTAATGTTAAGTTATAAACTTTAAAGTTTGAGTCTTCGTGCAAAACTGTTGAGTCTTTAAGAGGAACGTAAGTTACATCGTCCGTGTTATTTTTCCAAGCAAGCTCATCATTTTCTGTTATCTCGTGAATAACTCCATCTGCATTTTCAGACGCAACTTTTTCATAATCTTCCGGCCAACTTTCTTTGTATGCTTTAGGATTAAAGTTTTTCCATCCTTCTTTTGTAAGGATTGGGTGCATTGATGTAACAAACGGCTTTTTCCCGTTGAAGCCATGAATTTTATTATTGCCTAAGTTAAATACTGGAGTGGCTACAACTGTATTAACCCCCCCATCTATACTCATAACTTTATCGCCAACTTCAATATCTTTTATTTGTTTGTTTGAACCATCAGACATTGTAACTTGAGCCGTGGGAATAAAACATTCCGAGCCGTTTTCTTTATTATGAACAATATAATTATTTGCTACAAAAGTTTTATCATTAGCTACGGAAAGATTATATACTGTCAGATTAGGATCACAACCTTCAACAACAATATCTTCAACTAATACCCATTCATTGTCGCTACGTAGGATTTCACAATCCTTTTTAATTTTAATTAGGTCTTTACCGTCCTGTTCGTCAGCAAGTTCTTGATATGCAGTGGGACGATGTTCTTTAAACTTCTCCGGTTCAAAACAGCCCCATCCCTCTTTTGTCATAAACGGATGGTATGCTGTTACAAAGGGTTTATGACCATTGAAACCATATAGGAAAGGAATGTCTGGCTTTCTAATATGTGTGGCTTTAACTTCATTGGCGTTGCCGTCTTTACCAGCAACGAGATCGCCTATTGCAATTTTTTCAATGGCTTTTGTAGAGCCATCCTGCATCAATACTGGAGTTCCTTTAATAAAACAGTCCCAGCTTGCGCCGTCCGCGTCGAAGCCGCCATAAGCACCGGCTGTCCCGCCGCTTTTACCACCTCCGGGACCACCTGTGGTGCCGCTGGTTCCCCCACCAAATTCCCCAGCACCAACATCACCGCCTTTTGACGGACCGGAAACAGAGCCACTGGTGCCACTG